TATATTACCAGTCTGTTTTGTCTTAGACTTGGTTAACATACGTGTTGTAGGATTGCCTTCTACTAATTTGATGAAATCCTGATAATACATAACTTTTAAGTTTTCTTTTTGTGCCAACTTATTCGCAGTTGCATACATGACACTCTTAGCGTCATCCCCATATAGGCGATTGAAACTCTTTTTCTTGCGTTTCATCGCCATTACAATTTTCTCTGCCTTTTGATTTACGGCTGGCATTATCCACCAACTACTTGTATTTCTTCAAGTGCTATTGCATTGCCTGTGACTGCTACTTTAGTAGCACGCTTCATGACTGCTTGAGGTCCTGATGCGTATGTGTAATCAGCTGATGCACTTGATGAGTCTATGTCAGTACTAACGAAATTACCTACAACTGCAGTTATCTTTTTACCTGCAGTTCCTGCAGAAAGAAAATTACTATCAATAGCAGGTGAAGTACTATCATCTTCTACAGCAATAAAATCTCCCACTGAGAATGGATGACTTGATGATGTTTCATGTAGGTGTCTACCTAATGTATAATCTGCTGTGGAATCGTCAACACCTTTCACAATCTTTGCATGACCTGGCTTACCACCTTTAAGTAGTAATGCTTGATCTTGAATCAAAGTGATTGCAGGTCCGTCATTAAATGCTACTGTAGCATCTCCTGCGGTTGCTATAACACGATAAAACCCAGTCTTTACGACTTGGTATTCTGTGGCACCTGCTGCGATTGCGTTTGTGCTTAGTACGTTAAGAACTGTCATTTCTTGTCGGTTGTCTTGTCTTCTGTATCTTTATTTATATTTTTTAGCATCTTCTGTAGATCAGTCGTGCTTCCTACAAAGAGTGCATTGGTAGTATTATTAGTCACCTTCTTATCTTCTGCATCTAACTCTTTCATCTTTCGTTGTAAATCTATAAGTTTCTCTGTAGTATCTGCAACGTTTTTAATCATCAAAGCAGCAACTTCATATGCTCTAGGATGATCACTACTCTGTGCAACCTCTAGAATACCATCTACTGCTTCTTGTCCTTTGGATACTAGATTGTGCATCTGTGCACGTGCAGTCTCGTAGTCATGTCTTACATCATCCTCTTGACTTTTTTTAAGAAGAGGTTTAACTTTATCGACATGCTTCTTTAAATCACCTTTCGGTTCTTCTCCAAATGCTTTGTCTAGTCCAGAAAATTCCATTAGATTGCCTCATCCTGTCCACTTACAGGATTGTATTTCTTCATGTCAGTATACTCAGAATATATTTCACCGAATCCAAAGTCATCATCAGATTCTAGTAGAGCATTATCAGCAGCATTAACTATGAATACATTTGATCCTACACTATGAACTGTAGGAGTTGACTTCTCATATCCTCTGATAACACTTAAATTATTACCAACCTTATTAGTGACTCTCATAAGTTCAGCACCAATGTATATGTTGTCATATTGATTAATACCAGAAGCATTAGCAACTGAGAAACCAGTAGCAGTTTTACTAATGGTAGCAGAGAGAGTTGTTGCTACTGTGCCATCTCTATCAATAGTAGATTCTGGTTGTACAGTATATCTTCTTGCTCTTGGTGCAGTGTTTGTATCTGTATTTGCATAGTAATCCACTTGAGTTTTTCTGACAACTTTTGCATCTGTGACAGGACCGTAAAGATATGTTTTAGCAGTAAATTGTAGTGTGTATATAATTGCTCTACGAGTTGCAAAGTCTCCTTCATAGTCATCTTCATAATCTATACTTTGTAAAACTATGGGTACGTCTTTTGTTTCTCCTATTGTTGTTAATAGTTTTACAGATAGATTATAATGAGGTTGAAATATAGGTAATATCTGTTCTATAATTTGTAAACCATCATCTTGATTTTTCGATATAATTGCTAGTTCAAATCCTATATTATAAGGAACAGGCATGTAAGCATTTTTATTTTCGTCTGCGTCTTTCTTAAATTTAATTTTTTGTGTAGGTGATACTTTTCTTGAAGAATCGTATTCAATACCACCTATCTCAAATGATAATCTTGGAAGAGTTATCTGTACTCTTTTGTTTGTAGGATCAGGGTTCTGATCTAAACGTGCTAAAAATTTCTGTTTAGGACCATAAGCAAGAGGTACTTTCATGACCTCATCATTCCTTCGGATCTCTATATTATTAAACAGAGTTCCAAAAGATACAATTGTCTTACGAAAAATTTCGTTGTATGAATAAGTTCCTAGCATTAGATTGTGTTGTCAGTAATAGATCCAACTGAACCAAATGGATTTGCTTCAGTAAAGTCAATGATCTGGTTATCAAGTGTTTCAAAGTCATTGTTTTGATCGTACTCAAGATTTTGATTATCGATCGTATTATATGTAGCAGTTGTCCAAGATGCACTAGATGTTCCACCAGTGACAGTCTCAGGAACTGTAAATGTACCAGAACGATTAATAACGATCAATGTTCTAGTAGCAGCGTCAAAAGACTTAACTTCAGCAGTGACATTAGATGTACCACCAGTAATAGTTTCACCTACTGTAAAGGTGCCAGTGCCACCTGCTACAAGACCAACTGTAATCGCATTTGCAAATGCAGTCTCGATTGCATCGAGTTCTGTGATACCTGTGTTGATCTCCTCGTCGCTGTACTCGAATAGTTCACATTGACATTCCCAAACATAATTTCTACCTAACTGATAGAATGGTCTTTCTACTTCTACAAATTTGATTTCAAATAAATGTTTGGTTATTGGGAACCAAATTAAGTCCCCTTCGTTTGGTCTCCCTTCGACGTTAAGCGTGACACTGTCGTCCACATGCTCTTTAAATTTCTCACGGGAGAATATAAAAGTTGTCTTGTCTTCAATACGGATTCCAAATTTACTAAGTAGCTCACCTTGTCCTTCCCATCCTTCAACATTATTGACATATGCTCTAATTGCTTTCGCACTTTCAAATTTTCCATCCGAGTCTTCTTCAAAGACTGAATCTTTGTTGACAATCGTTCTCGGAACATAGTAAATGTCTTGCCCATAAATCTCGATACTTTCTACTACTAGATTTTCAATAAATTTTTGTTCTTGTGAGGATGCGTTTGCTTTTAAACGTCCTGCATTAGAATAATCTGACTGAACGTAATCCTGAGCTGGTGAGTTCTGAATTGCCATATTATCCTATTAGATCTAGTGGTGGTATTTCATAGCGATCACGAATATCTTTTTCAAGATCTTCCTTGAATTTACTTGCGTCTTCAAGGATTTGACGACCGTTAAGAGTCACCCCACCTAACATTTGAATACCATCATACTTGCTAAGGTTCCTACCCCACTGCTGTTGGAATAGTGCCTCAACATAATCCTTCAACCAGTTGTCATTGAACATGTCAGTAAAGGTTGTAGGATCTTGACGCATAGTCATGTCTACCATTATATAGTCCCCGACTGTAAGATCATCCCAGTCGAAGTCCAAATAAAGTCTGTTTGAATGTTCATTCCATTTAACTCTTCTATTTGCTTGAGAGTTAGTCACGAAGTCAAGAGTCTCTAAGTATTGAGATGTTAGGAAGTAATGTAATATCTGTCCATGTGTCATGGAGTAGATATCATTTAAGAATATTTGATATTTAATATTGAAAATATTACCAGGTACTATGCTTGATGCACCTATGTTTGTATATACATGATTGATACCTAAAGTACCAGGCGGTGTAGAAACGTAATTATCTTGTCCATACCAAGGAGTTGATCCTTCTTGAGTAAATCCTTTTGCCTGTGTCTTGATAGCTTCAGTGACTTCTATTCTCATAAAGGTTTGAAAACTACCATTGTAATGGTATTCTTGATAGTAATCTATTGCTTCTTCTACCAAATCATCCAGCTGCTCAGTGGCAACGTTAATATCTATCGTAGGAAATCCTAATCTACGAAGAGCATAGTCTTTTAATTCTGTTTTACTTGCAGGTCTTGTAGCAGACATAGTTTATTAACCGAATGAACTGATAGTTAAGTTAGTTACATCATTAGCACCAACTGTTTCTCCTTTCTTAAAGAATCCAGATACATTATCAACTGTGACCGATGAGGAATCCATGGCTGTTATAACTCCCGAACTGTTGGAAGTTGTTCCAGTCAGTGTTGCTCCAATCTCCATAGTTGTGATGTCGGATAGACTGAAGGTAGCATTAGTGAATACAGTTGCAACGTTAACAGTTGCGTTAGTAAAGATCGTAGCAATATCAATTGTTGCTCCATTTCCATGAATCTCTGATACTGGGATTGTACATCCATTTCCATGAATTGCAGATACTGGAATCTGTGCTCCATTTCCATGAATCGCTGTGACATCAAAGGTAAGATCAGCACCACCGCCACCACCTAATTGAGCATCGGCAACTGTAACTGTCTCATTAACAATGAAACCTGATCCATCATCTGTGACAGTGATAGAATCAACAGTACCACCAACTCCAATAACAACGGTGAATGTTGCATTAGCACCTGATGCCTGAGTAGCATAATCAGATGTTCCTAAGGTATAAGTGCCAGGAGTTCTTGATGAATCAGTTGCACCAAAGTTTCCTACGGTCTTAATACCAGATGCATTAGCGTTAACAATAGTTATAACTTCGGATGCTGCATATCCAGATCCATCGTTATTAATTGTTGCATCTGTTATAACTCCATTTGAAGTTGTAATATCAAGAGTCAATCCAGTTCCTGATCCAGATGATGTTGTAGCGATAGCAGTTCCGTTTGCGTATCCTGTACCTGGATCGCTGAATGAACCAAGAGTCTTAACTCCACCTGAGTTAGCATTTACGATTGTAATAGTATCTGAAGCAGTATATCCAGATCCATCATTATTAATTGCTACTGCTGTAATCGCACCAGAGGCATCTACAGATGATATATCAACAGTAAAGTTTGAACCAGATCCATCATTGGTTGTTGCGATTGCAGTTCCAGTTGCGTATCCTGTTCCTGCAGTAGCGATAGATCCAAGTGTCTTAACACCAGATGCATTAGCATTTACGATTGTAATAGTATCATCAACTGCGTATCCAGATCCTGCACCATTTATTGCTACACCTGTGACAACTCCATTTGAAGTTGTTAAGTTAAGTGTTAAACCAGATCCAGAACCAACAGTTGTTGTAGCAATAGCAGTTCCGTTTGCATATCCTGTACCACCTACAAGTGTGTCAACTGTTGCTGCACCACCTGCGTTAGGGTTCGTAATTGTGATTGTATCACCTGCAGCATATCCTGTTCCTACAGCATTAATAACAACGTTTGTTATTGCTCCGTTTCCATCGACTGTAGTATTGACTGTTAGGGCATCATCACCAGATCCAGAGTTTGTTGTAGCAACACCAGTTCCTGCTGAAAATCCACCAACACCACCAGATAATGTACCCAAGTTAAGAGTATCAACACCACCAAGATTGGAGTTAGGAATTGTTATTGTTTCTCCTATCACATAATCAGTTCCTGCTTGATTCAATGCAATTGCTGTAATAGCACCATCAGCATTTACTGTAGTATCAACTGTCAATCCAGTTCCTAATGCAGATGCTGTTGTGGCAACGTTTGTCCCAGCTGTGTATCCACCAACACCATTTGATGATATTGATCCAAGAGTGACAACTGAACCAGGTGTAGGATCACCAGATAGATTTAGTTTTAATGTAGTAGAAGTTGCAAGATTATTCAACATTGCTTTGAGTTGCTCAAACGCATGATCAAGTTTTGTTTGTACTCTTGCTTCTGTATGATATAGATTAGTTCCTTCTGCAAGGTTTGTAGTAGTCTTCTGACTTAGATCTAAGTTTGCACCAGTCGCAGCAGCAACTCTTGCATCTGCTCTAGTATCTGTAAAGAATACGTTTGTAGATCCTTCAGTTAGATTATCAGTATTGATATCTGACTGAGTTACAGCAAGTCCACCTGCACCATCATGCTCAATACCTGTACCATATGTAAAGTGTCCTCTGGTTCTTGCAGCAGTAGTGTATAGATTATTAAGTCCTTCAGATAAAGCATCAGTATCATGATTATTAATATTCGCTGCTTGAGTTGCAGTTCCAGTTAAATTACCTGTAATAGTAGTGATGGCAGCAGCGTCAGCAAAAACGTTCATGTACTTTTTAGTACTAGAACCTAGACTGTATACTCCATTTGTATCAGGAATTATATTAGCTGATTCAGTTGTATTTGCTACAAGATTACCTGTGACATTACCGACCAAATTACCTGTAGTAGTACCAATAGAAGCAGCATCAGCAAAAATATTTTGCCATTTTAAGGTAGAAGAACCTAAATCATATGTTGAATTTAAAGCAGGATCTATATCCTTAGCTTGAGTTGTTGCAGCTTCAAGATTACCAGTAAGATTACCAACTACATTACCTGTGACAGTACCAATAGAAGCAGCGTCAGCAAAAATATCTTGCCATTTTAAGGAACTAGAACCTAAGTCGTATGTTGAATTTAAAGCAGGTTTAATATCTTTAGCTTCAGTTGTAGCTGCTAAAAGATTACCTGTAAGATTACCAACTACATTACCTGTAGTAGTAGCAATAGCAGCAGCATCAGCGTAAATATTTTGCCATTTTAAGGTAGAAGAACCTAAATCGTATGTTGAATTTGTATCGGGTTTAATATCTTTAGCTAAAGTGGTAGCTGCTACAAGATTACCTGTGACATTACCAGTCAAATTACCTGTAATAGCATCAATATTTCCTGCATCAGCATGAATATTTGCCCATTGTTTAGTGCTAGAACCTAAATCGTACGATGAATTTAAAGTAGGAACTATATTTTTGGATTCAGTTGTAGTTGCTACAAGATTACCCGTTACATTACCGACCAAATTACCTGTGGTGGTGGCGATTGCAGCAGCATCAGCATGAATATTTGCCCATTTTAAGGTAGAAGAACCTAAATCGTACGATGAATTTAAAGCAGGTTTAATATCTTTAGCTTCAGTTGTAGCTGCTACAAGATTACCAGTAAGATTTCCTATTACATTACCTGTAGTAGTACCAATAGAGGCAGCATCAGCATGGATATTTGCCCATTTTAAGGAACTAGAACCTAAATCGTATGTTGAATTTATAGCAGGATCTATATCTTTAGCTTGAGTGGTAGCTGCTACAAGATTACCTGTTACATTACCAATTAAATTACCTGTGGTAGTAGTAATGGTAGCAGCATCAGCATGGATATTTGCCCATTTTGCAGAACTAGAACCTAAATCATATGTTGAATTTGTTTCAGGTTTAATATCTTTAGCTAAAGTGGTAGATTTTATAAGATTACCTGAGAAAGAAGTAGCAGTAATTACGTTAGAAGCAAAATTACCAGATGCATCACGTAAGACTAAGTTGTTTGCAGCGTTTGTACTTGCAGATGCTACGTTGATTGTAGTATTACCAGATACACCATCAGCATTTGTTAGTGTAATACCAGAAGATGCTGTGACTTGGAACGTACGATGAGCATAACTATTCGCACCATCTCTGACCATATATCCTGTACCAGTCTGTGCAGCAAGTGCAGTTATATCTGCATCATTAAATGTAACTGTAAGTGTTGGATCAGAAGCACCATTGATTGATACTGAACCATCTACTACACCATCAATAGTAAGTGTTCTTGCAGTCTTCCATGCATCAGCAGTTGATGCGTTTCCTAAGAATCCTGCAGCAGCACCAGTTCCAGTTGCAGCAGTGATTTGTCCTGCAGAGAAATTACCAGATGATCTAGTTACAACACTATTACCAGTTGTGTCTGTAGCACTTGTAGTTAATCCATCAAGGAAATCTGCGTTAAGATTATTGACTTTAGTTGAAGATGCAACTACGAATGGTGCAACACCCTGAGCAAGTTGAGAAATTATCTGACCATCAACTGTTGCTGTACCATCAACATTTAAGTTATTATCAATATCAACAGATGTACCTGCACCAGTGACATTTAAAGAACCAATTCTTAATGCAGCATCAGTTCCTGAGAAAACTTCACTACTATTAGTAGCAGTAGTTAAGAAAGTAAATTCTTGAGTTGATCTATCAAATCCAAAGAAACCAAGTTTAGCAGATCCATCAAAATATCTAAATTCAATACCCCTATCTTTACCATCGTTTGATGCAGGAGCAGTATCACCACCTAGAGTAAATACAGGATCATCTATAGTGACCGTTGTTGAGTTAACTGTAGAAGTTGTACCATTAACTGTAAGATTACCTGTGACAATTAAGTTAGACTGGGCATTAACATCTCCAGCTACAGTTAAATCACCTTGTGATACTGTATTACCATTGTCGGTATCTATCGTAAACTTATCAACAGCACCAGCTGTTTGTACTTTGAAGAACTTATTATCTGCCTTAACAATTAATTGGTTCTCAACGATTGTTGAACCTGATATATTTGCACTACTATTAAGATCAAGAGCACCTGATAATTCAGTTCCACCATAAACCCTAAGCCCGCCACCAACTGCTAAGTTTTTACCAATACCTGCACCACCAGTAAGTCTTACAGCACCATCAGCAGCATATGTTCCTGTAAGAGTTTGTTCTGT